TAGCGGTATTGCGTAATATTAAAACATTAAGGGATGCTATCAATGGCTAACATGGCAAATCAAATGGAACTCTTTGATGAGGGTGGTCTCATGCAAGAAGGTGGTACAGTTGACCCTGTATCTGGTAATGATGTACCTGTGGGTTCTACTCAAGAAGAAGTCCGTGATGATATACCTGCACAATTAAGCGAGGGTGAGTTTGTTATGCCAGCAGATGTAGTGCGCTATCATGGGTTAGATAAAATGATGGCACTGCGTGACGAAGCGAAGATGGGTCTTCAGCGTATGGAAGATATGGGCCAGATGGGTAATAGTGAAGAAGCTACTATTCCAGATGGTGTTCCCTTTAATTTAAATGACCTTGACATGGAAGATGATGGGTTAGAAATGGCACAGGGCGGTGCAGTGCCTATGCCCGGATTTACAGGCATTAGTGGTTATACTCCACCTGCACCTGTAACTACAGGATTTGCCCCTGCTCCTGTAGTTCAACAACCTGTGGCTGCAGCTTCATCAGCGCAGCAGACGCAAGCAGGTACACTACCGGGAACACAGTTTATGCCAACGACAGTTCAACAAGCTCTTCCAACTTTTCAAGGCACGGTAGGTATGGGAGTATCTGGTGTTGATTATGAAGAAGTAGAATATATAAATGATGCAGGGCAAATTATTAAGTTAAAGCGGAGTAAATCAACAGGTGAGTTACTTGAACCAGTGCCGCCCGGATTTAGACTTAAAACAGATGCTGTTGATTCAACACAAACTGGACCTACTACAGTTCAAACTACACAAGTTAGTGATGGTGATGGTGGAGATAATCAGGATTTTGGTCGTGGAACTAGCCTTACAACGGGAGAAAAAATTGCAGGTTATTCACCTGAAGAAATTAAAACTGGTGTAACAACAGCTAAAGAAAGATTTGCCATAACAGGAAATAGGGGTTTTGATATATTAAACTTAGTTCCCGGTGGCACTTTTCTAAAAGATTTAGCGGGAAAAATAGGTGGTCCGGTAAAAGACGTAGCATCTGGTTTATTTGGTAAAGACCCTATTTATTCACAAGATATGCGTGGAGATATTTTTGGTGTAAAGGGTGGAGAAAAGGGACTGCCCGGAGAAAGATTTTCTGGTGAAATTGCTGACGCAAGATATGGATACGAACAAACTTTAGGAACAAAAATGACAGGGTATGTAGGTTTTGAAAAGGGAGACCTAGACCCTAACTCTGGTGGATTTTTTAATAGTAGAGGTGTTGCTGTAGATAAAGATGGCAACCCCACAAATAATGAGACTGGAACTAAAAACTTTTCTTCTTTTACAGATTTTAAAAATCATATGGCTGCCGCAGTAGCGTCAGGATGGTATGGTGGTGAGTTATCAAAAGCAAAAGCAGCCGCATTAAATCCTAAAGCACAGTCAAATTATAGAAACTATGTAACGGAATTAAATAAACAATATCCAGATAATAAGATAGAAGGACCGACAATTGCTACACCAACGTCAAAACCAACAACTAGAGACACAACTGTTTCTAAACCAACAGTGGGTGTTGGAGAAACTGGTCCAGATAAGGGTGTAACTGTTTCTCGCCCAACGGTGGGTGTAGGAGAAGATGGTCCAGATAGGGGTACAACACCGTCTACTGGTGATGGTAGAGACCCATCAGAGGTGGATGCTGGTGCAGGTGTAAGCAGAGCCGATGATCCATTTAGCATGGATTATAGTGGCCCTCCCGGTAGTGAAGATAATATGGGCATAGGAGAAACTGGTCCAGATAGAGGATTTGTCGACCAACCAACATTTGGTGGTGGTATGTTTGAAGGTACGGGTACACAAAATGATGGCAGCAGCCCCTCTAATGAGGCATGTTTTATAACTACAGCTATCGTAGAAAAGAAAGGTGAAGCAGATGATGGTGAAACCTTAACTAAGTTGCGTAAGTTTAGAAATGAATATATGGTAGACAAACAAGAAGAGGTGCAAGAATACTACGAGATTGCACCAAAGATTGTAGAAGCAATAGACAACGAGGAAGAATGGAAATGGATTGAAGAACAAATCCAAAAAGCTGTTGACTATATAGATAAAGAAAAACATGACGATGCTTATACAACATACAAAAGCATGGTATCTACTTTGAAAGAAAAATGGTTGGTGTAATGGAAGAACAGGTATTAGAATTTTTGAGAACAAGATTTGCTCAACTTTCAGATGAAGAAAAAAATGTAATTAGGTCTTTAGCTGGTACGCCTGAAGGACAGGTATTAGCTAAAATGTTTGGTCCTGTTATAATGAAAGAAATAGTATTTCGCAAACCATCAGGTCAAACTAGAAGACGTGGTTTAGGTACACGATAAACACCTATTTAGTTGGCTACCTAATCCCCCACCCCGTGGCTACGGTTGGCCCCAACAAGGAGAAGTACAATGGCTGAAGAAGCTACCATTATGGCTGAAGAAGTAAAGCCTGAGAAGAAAGTTGCATTTGCAAATCGTAAATACACAAATGAAGAAAAGCGTAAGAAGGAAGAAGAAGAACTAGAACAGATGATAAGGGAGCAGCGTGGCGAGGCAGAAGAAACTGCAGAACCAGAAGAAGCTGAACCTACTAACGCAGAAGAAAAAACATTTAAGAAACGTTATTCTGATCTGCGTAGACATCAACAAAAGCAAGCAGAGGATTTTAAGAAAGAGATAGACATTCTTAAAAGTCAACTTAGTACCGCTGCACAAAAAGAAATGAGACTGCCTAAATCTGATGAAGACATAGAACAGTGGGCAAAAAACTATCCAGATGTTGCAGCGATAGTTGAAACAATTGCAATGAAGAAAGCACGTGAGCAATCGGTTGCCTTAGAAGAACGTGTAAAAGCAATTGATGAAATGCATATATCTGCTACTAAAGAAAAAGCTGAAGTAGAATTAATGCGTATGCACCCTGACTTTGGCGAGATACGTGATAGTGATGAGTTTCACGATTGGGCAGAAGAGCAGCCTAAGTGGGTACAAGACGCACTCTATGACAATGACAATGATGCACGTGCAGCAGCTAGAGCCATTGATCTATACAAAGCAGATAAAGGTATAGGTAAAGAAAAACCTAAATCAAATAAGGATGCAGCAAAGTCTGTGTCTACAAAGAACTCACGCAGCACACCACAGAAAGATGAAGCTAGTTCATACTTAAAAGAGTCGGATGTTCAAAGAATGTCAGCACAAGAGTATGAGAAAAACTCAGACGAAATCATGGAAGCTATCCGTAGTGGTAAGTTTGTCTATGATGTAAGTGGGTCTGCACGATGAGTATAATATTTAAGCCTCAAAAAGAAATGGAACTATTTGCTCCATTCGGGCCAACGATGGGATACTACCGTATGCCAGATGAGTTGGTTGAGAAGCTAAATAGTAAAATGTCTGACAAGTTAAAAGACTATTCAGATAACTTGGTAGGCAAAGTAAAAGCAGAGTTAGCTTTTGATGAAGAGATTGTAGCTATTGCCCAAGAAGGTTTAGGGCAGTTTGTAGGTAAATACCAAGCCTACACAGAACTACGTAACTCTTTTGGGGCTAATTCACTAGATGTAGATAACTACAACTATGGATTGCAGGTAGTATCAGGTTGGTTTGTACGACAGTTTAATGGTGAGTACAATCCGCTACACATCCACACAGGGTCAAGATTATCTTGTGTAGGATACCTAAAGCTACCTGAAGGAATAGAAGAAGAGTGGGAAGAAGACTATAAAGACCACCATCCTGCTAATGGGCATATACAGTTTGCATCAGGTACACCATCAGGATATACCTGCACAAACTTTGTAATTAAGCCACAGGTTGGAGACTTCTATGTGTTTCCTTCACAACTATTTCACTGCGTGTATCCATTCTATACAGAGGGAGAACGCAGGTCTTTCAGTATGAACATGAATTTTCTTGAGATACCGAAAGAAAAAAGTGTTGACAAATAGTTATATATAGGTATAACTATAGTCAGATTAGTGTAACTTTGTTGCGCAGAACTGTTACACTACAATACGCAAACAGCAAAGTCTTACGGATTACCTGAAGCGCATGGCCCGTAAAATAGTAGGGCGGCCACCTTATTATTGAACGCACCCAAGCAAATCAGCCTCTTAATAGTCTTGTAAGTTTGCATCTGTGAATAATGCTAAATGGAGATTACAATGGCATTTACTACCGCAAGCGGGTATGGTAATCTTCCTAACGGTAATTTTAGTCCTATTATCTACAGCAAACAGGTGCAGGTTGCTTTCCGCAAGGCATCTATTGTTGAAGCAATCACCAATTCCGATTATTTTGGTGAGATTGCGCAGATGGGCGATTCCGTTAAGGTTATCAAAGAACCCGAAATCACCGTTAAGGAGTACGCACGTGGTACAACTATCACACCGCAAGACCTTGACGATGAAGAGTTCAGCCTAACGATTGACAAAGCTAACTACTTTGCTTTCAAGGTGGACGACATTGAAGAGGCACACTCACACGTTAACTTCCAATCTTTGGCAAGTGATCGTGCTGCGTATCGCCTCGCTGACCAGTTTGACCAAGATGTTCTTGGCTACTTGTCAGGCTTTAAGCAGTCAGCCATTCATGGTGCTGCTAACGCTGTTAACACAACTGTTAATGGTGCAAAGGCTGTTTCAACAGCTTCCAGTGGCTCAAACCTCGTAGGTGCTGAACTTTTGGCATCCATGTCGCTTGACGCTTCTGACTTTACTAATACTTCTGGCACAGCAGGTGCTGCTAATAGTTGTATTGGTATTGAGCCACGTGCAGGTGGTGCAACTGCTGCTAAGTCCAGCACTGCAGGTAACGCATTTCCGTTACAAATTCTTGCACGTATGTCCCGTCTTTTGGATCAGCAAAATGTTGATACCCAAGGACGTTGGATTGTTCTTGACCCAGTATTCATTGAGGTACTGAAGGATGAAGATTCACGTCTTCTAAATTCTGACTTCGGTGGTTCTGGACTACAGAACGGACTTGTTTTGAATAACCTTCACGGTTTTCAAGTTTACACATCTAACAACCTACCTTCGCTTGGCACTGGCCCAGCAACTACAGGTGGTGTTAATGCATCTAACTTGGGCATCATCGTTGCTGGTCATTCATCTGCTGTTGCAACTGCAGAGCAGATTAACAAGACTGAGACTTATCGTGACCCGGACAGCTTCGCAGATATTGTCCGTGGTATGCATCTGTATGGTCGCAAGATTCTTCGTCCTGAAGCAATCGTTACTGCGGCATATTGTTTGGCTTAAAGGAGGACTGAATTATGGCACTTGGTGATAATACTACCTCTGTAGCACGAGGAAATGATGGTCGTGGTCGTAAGCCTTACTTAATTCAAGCTGACCTGAACTTTGCAACGGCTGCAAGCGACAAGGGTACTGCCCTAGCTGCAAACGATGTAATTCCGGGTTTGACTATTCCAGCTAATACTCTAATCATGTGTGCTGGTTTTGAAGTAACAACTGCTCATGCAGGTACTTCAACCGACACTGATTTTGATTTTGGTGTTACAGGTGGAGACTTGGATAACTTTGTTGATGGCTTTGACTTTGATGGAGCATCAGTAGGTGACTACGGTTTTAAGGCAGGACAAACTCCTGTTCTTATCGGTGGCACTTCTGATACCATTGATGTTGAAATCCAAGCAATGACAGGTACAACAACAGGTGGAGTAATCCGCATGTTTGCTGTCTGCATGGACGTTGACGATACGGGTGACATGACTGCTCAAGAAGTAGACCGTGATACACTAGCGTAAAGTAATGTGACGGGGCAGGGGTAACTTGCCCCCTCACTTTCATTTAGGAATTTAACATGGCATATGATTTTCTTGGTTTGACAAATGAAGTTCTTGCTCGTATGAATGAGGTAGTGCTTACTGCTACTAACTTCACTGCAGCAAGAGGCTATCAAATACAATGTCAAAACGCAGTAAACGATGCTATTAACTATATTAATCAAAGAGAATTTGGTTGGCCTTTTAGCCACTCAACACAAACAGAAACCCTTGTAGCTTCACAAACACGATACACAGTTCCTACTGGTACGCAGCATGTGGACTACGAAACATTTAGAATAAGCAAAGATAATACATTAGGTGTAGATGCTACTACCCTACGTGTACTAGACTATAAAGAATATGTAGACAAATATATTGGTCAAGAAACCTCATCAGGTGTAGGTGGCGTTCCAAACTTTGTATTTAGAACACCTGATAATAACTACGGCTTATACCCTTACCCAGACAAAGCATACGTATTAAAGTATGAATTTTATAGTAGACCCACTGCTTTAGCTGCTGCCACTGATGTCCCCGCTGTCCCTGAACAATTTAGACAAGTTATCGCAGACGGTGCGACTGCTTATGCATATCAGTACAGAGGTGAAGCACAACAATATGGTTTAAACTTTACTAGGTTTGAAGAGGGTATAAAGCATATGCAATCAATATTACTGAACAGAACAGATTATGTGAGGTCAACCTATCTTCCGCACTCGCAAAGGTATGGCATTAACGTAGCTGCATTTTAGGTGTATTAAATGGCAGATGAAGCTGGCCTCAATCCTTTTGTTTTCGCTTGTCAGGGTGGATTAGTCTTAGACCAATCTACTTTTGCTATGCAGCCGGGGATGGCACTAGAATTACAAAACTTTGAGCCAGACGTGTCTGGTGGTTACAGAAGAATATCTGGATATATAAAGTGGAATAGTAATGTAGTTCCACAAACGGCATCAGATTCTGAACCAATATTACTGTCAGCCCACTTTAAGGGTAAGGTAGTAGCTGCTAGAGGCACAAATATATATCAGGCTGGAACTACTGGTTCGTGGTCTCAGATAGATAGCGGCAGAACAGGGGCAGGTAGGTATACACATTTTAGATATAATTTAAATGGCACTGACTTAATTATGTTTGCAGATGGTGCAAACCATGCAAGTAAGTTTGATGGTTCAACAGTAACCGATTTAAATGCAACAGGCGCACCTTCTGACCCAGCTTTTGTTACAAGATTTAAAGATACCAGTTTTTTTGCAGGTATGTCAGGTCAGCCACAGTCTTTAATATTTACTGCTCCATTTACAGATGACGATTTTACAACAGCTAATGGCGCAGGTACAATACGAGTTGATAGTGATATAACTGGACTGTTTCCGTTTCGTGATGCACTATTTATTTTTTGTGAAGAACGCATATTTAAATTAGTCGGTAATACAATATCAGACTTTGTTATACAACCAGTTACTAGAGAAATAGGTTGTTTAAATAATTTTACAATCCAAGAATTTGGTGGTGATATTGTTTTTCTTGGACCTGACGGATTAAGAACAGTTGCTGGTACTGAAAGAATTGGTGACGTAGAATTAGGTACAATAAGTAGGCAAGTACAAAAACGGTTTTTAGATTTATCAGACGTAGATGAATTTTCAAGTGTTGTTATACCAGACAAAACACAGTATAGAATATTCTTTACCAATGCAAGTACAACAAGGTCAGCAACAAAAGGTGTTATCTGTGTACGTAAAGGACAAGCCTACGAGTTTGGTGACTTACTAGGTATTAGGGCAACAAGCACAGACTCTGTTGTTGTAGCAGGTGAGACCATAGTTGTTCATGGCGATTTTGATGGATTTGTATATCGTCAAGAACAGGGTAGCACTTTTGATGGTAGCGTAGTTGTTGGTAAATATCGTTCGCCTGATTTAACAATGGGTGATGCTGGCATACGAAAAAACTTTCAGCGTGTAATTATTAACTATGCACCTGAAGCAGCAGTGAACGCAGACCTGTTTGTACGATATGATTATGAAGCACCTACTGTAGCAAGACCAGCAGCATATCCTTTTGATACATCTTCCGTGGTAGCGGTTTATGGTAGTTCTTTGTACGGCACAGCGACATATGGTGGACAAACAAACCCATTGATTAGACAGCCCATAGAAGGTTCGGGTTTTGCTGTAGCACTACGAGTTAATGACAGAGGTACATCTGCACCATACTCACTTAAAGGATTTCAATTAGAATTTGACGCAGGAGCAAGAAGGTAATGGCAGGTTATACTAGACAATCATCATTTACTGACGGTGACGTTATCACCGCATCACATAGTAATGATGAATTTAATCAGGTACTAGCTGCATTTGTAAATACATCAGGTCATAAACATGATGGTACAGCAGCAGAGGGTCCAGTCATTGGATTGATTGGAGACCCCGGTGTAGCTACTCCTCTTAACAAAGTTGTTGTTGATAATATAAACAATCGTGTAGGTGTTTTTGTAGATGCTGGTGGTGCTGGTTCTACTGTAGAACAAGTGCGTTTTCAAGATGGTGCTATTCTACCTGTAACAAACAATGATGTAGACCTTGGCTCTAGTGGTGCTAAGTTCAAAGAACTACATCTAGCTGGTGCAGCTAACATAGCTGGCACTATGACACTATCTGGTAATGTTATTGTATCAGGTACATTAGGTGCTGACCTAATACCTGACGGTGATAACACACGTGATATTGGTAGTACATCTGCTGAGTGGAAAGACTTATTTATTGATGGCACTGCTCATTTAGATGCAATTAACTTCAACGGCACAGCCATATCTGCTACAGCAGCAGAGATTAATATTTTAGATGGTGTTACTGCATCCACTTCTGAACTAAATATTATGGATGGCGTAACAGCCACTACCTCAGAACTCAATATTATGGATGGGGTTACAGCAACAACCGCTGAAGTAAACCTCATGGATGGTGGCACATCTGCTGGGACAACAGCAGTCGCAGGTGGGGATGGTATTGTAACTAATGATGGTGGCACAATGCGCCAGACAACAGTAGATACTTTTGATACCTACCTTTCTCAAACCACTAAAACTCTCACAAACAAAACTCTTACAACTCCTGTAATTGAAGAAATAGATAGCAGCAGCACAATTACTCTTGATGCTGGAACAGATATTATACTTGATGCAGATGGTGGTGATGTATTCTTAAAGGATGGGGGTACTACTTACGGTTCTTTAACAAACACATCTGGCAACCTTATTATTAAATCAGGCACTACAACAGCAATAACTTTTTCTGGTGCTGACGCAACCATAGCTGGTGACTTAACTATCTCTGGTGATGATTTGACTATGGGTACAAACACTGCAGGTCACATGCTTGTAGGTGACGGTACTAACTATAATCCAGTGCCTATCTCTGGTGACGTAACAATGGCAAGCAGTGGTGCAGTCACTATTGCAAGCGGTGCTGTTGAAGGTTCTATGCTCAACGCTAGTGCTATCACAGGACAGACAGCAGAAACTTCTGTTGATACATCTAATGATTTAGTATTGATGCACGACAACTCTGCCAGTGCATTGCGAAAAATAACAGTAGGAAATTTAATATCTTCTGCTGGTGGTTTAACAGACGTAGCCTCAGACAGTTCTCCCCAGCTTGGCGGTGACTTGGATGTTAATGGCAACGATATTGTATCAGTATCCAATGGTGATATTAACATTCTGCCTAATGGTAATGGTAAAGTTATCATAGATGGTAACGGTAGTTCTGGTGGTGTGTCTATTACTGACGGACTTATTGACATAAGAACAGGTACAGGTGATGTAACAAAAGTAAAATTCTACTGTGAAGCATCTAACGCACACGCACAAACATTACAAGCTGCACCTCACTCAGCAGGTAGTTCAGCAGTATTAGTATTACCAACAGCTTCTGGAACTCTAGTTGGTACAGGTGATACTGGTTCAGTCAGTAATGGCATGTTGGCTGGTAGCATTGCTCAAGGTAAACTAGCTGGTAGTATTCCTGATAGCAAACTAAACACAATTTCTACAGCAGGTAAAGTTGACTTAGCTGCGCTTGAGATTGATGGTGGTACAGACATAGGTGCAGCACTAGCTGATGCTGACCTAATGATTGTAGATGATGGTGCTGGCGGTACTAACCGTAAGATGGAAGCATCAAGACTAAAAACATATGTAGGTGCAGCAGCAGGTGCATTTTCTATTGATAACTTAGATATTGATGGTGGCACAGATATAGGTGCAGCACTTACGGATTCAGATATATTCATAGTAGATGATGGTGCAGGTGGCACTAATAGAAAAGCTACTATGAGTAGACTAGCCACATACGTTAATTCTACAAGCACAGGTGCTTCAGCAGGATTTGCAGTGGCGATGGCAATTGCGCTTTAGCACTTGACAAATAGATAAAAGTATGGTATAATTATACTTAATCTTACTAGGAGACGAAATGGCACAGGATTTTGAAAGAAACATTGCACGGAATGTTGGCACAGGCGCAGTAACAATGCGTACAGCTAACTCTGATGATGCGCTTATTGGTATCAATATTGCTAATGTTACAACAACACAGATTCTAATGGATGTGTTTATTAATGATGGGTCTAATGACCACTACATTATTAAAGATGCACCTATCCCTGTAGGTTCAGCCTTGCAGGTATTAGATGGCGGTGCAAAGATTGTAATGCAATCAAGTGATGTACTTAAAGTACAAAGTGATACTGCATCAAGCGCAGATGTTTGGGTCTCTGTAGTTGACACAATTAGTTCATAAGGAATAGAGTATGCCGTATATTGGTCAGAAAGTTCCGGGTTCCTACCAAGCTACTAAAGCTGTACAACGCTTTAATGGTGACGGTAGCGATACCACATTTACATTGACGACAACAGT